GGTTTGCCAAGGGCTGGGGTCGTCGAGTGCTTGAGGTTTTGAGCGACATGGCTGCGGCTCAGAGCACGGGGATCGAGTTTGAAGCGGTAGTGCTTGAGGTGGTGAACAAGCCTCCTGCGGACGCTCCGAACAACGTAAAAGAGTGTCGGAAACAAGCCTTGAAAGCCTTGAAAGCGGTGCTTGCGGATGATGACACGCCCTACGAACTTGACGAAGACAAGACGATTAACGTCGTAAATTGAAAAATGCAACGCGCAAAACTTTACACATTCGGGTTAGCTCCTAATGCTCTTAATGCTCCGTTAGAGCAAATAAGAGCAATCGGTTCAAGTTTTGGCGTGCTCTTAATGCTCCATGTGTATATGAACATGGAGCTTAAGAGCATGACAGAACACCCAATATGTTCACGAACACGTAATTTTTTACATACAAATTGAACAAGCAAATTTTGACGGATTCAAACTTATGACCCAAAAAACAGTGGCGGTGAACGAATTGAATCGGCGGGTGGGAGACAGCCATCACAACGCCAAGCTGTCAGACGACGAAGTCGAATTGCTCTTAGCCTTGCACGACGAGGGGTGGGGGTATCGCCGGCTGGCGGCAAAATTCGAGATTGCCAAAACCACGGTGCGAAACTACTGCAACGGAAAATATAGACACCAGCTAGCCACAACCCAACGCGAAGCGGGTGACACCGAGTACGCACGGCGTGGGGGTGCGCGTAACACCGCGCTAAGCCCGCAAAGTACGGGACATGGAACAGAACCCAGCCCCAACAGCCAACCCCGCAGAGAGCGACGAGGATAAGCAGTGGTCAACCACGCGCGAAGCGCATCAAGCGATGTACCTGGAGTACCTGCGCGAAGGCTACACCTACCTCGAAGCGGCTACAGCCTTGGGTGTGGCACGGTCAACGGCGTATCGCTGGCGGCAAGACACTGAGTACTTCAAAAAGTGCCTAGAGGCGCAAAAAGAATCTGTCCCGGAGCTTGAGGCCGTCGCCTATAAACGGGCGGTCAAAGGCAGTGACAAACTGCTGATTTTCTTGCTGCAGGCCAAAGACCCAGCGAAGTACAACCTAGCGCAAAAGGTCGAACACAGCGGCCAAGTGGACGTGGCGAGCGTGCTGGCCGCAGCGCGTACCCGCAGTGGCACAGCCTGATTTTGACCTGCTCTTAGCGCAGGACATTGCTAAGTTTTACTACGACCCGTTGGGGTTCGTGCTCTACGCCTATCCGTGGGATACCGACAAAACGCTGCAGCTGGTGAAGCTGCCCAGCCCGTGGAACTTGGTGTATGGCTGCGAATACGGCCCCGACGCATGGGCTTGTGAGTTGCTGGACAGCATAGGTCAAGACGTGCGAGAGCGCGGGTTTGACGGGGTAAAAGCCGTTGCCCCGATCCAATACGCGATTAGCTCAGGCCATGGTATTGGCAAATCGGCTATGGCGGCGTGGCTGGTGGATTGGGTGATGTCCACACGGCCACACAGCAAGGGCGTGGTCACGGCCAACACAGCCGAGCAGTTGAGCTCAAAGACCTGGGCGGGCGTGGCGGCTTGGACGGCCAAGTGCATTACGGGGCATTGGTTCAACATCACCACCGGTAAGGGTGCTATGCGCATGACGCACAAGCAGCACCCCGAAAGCTGGCGGGTTGACGCGCAAACCAGCCGCGAAGAGAACAGCGAATCGTTTGCAGGACTGCACGCCGCAAGCTCCACGCCGTGGTATCTGTTCGATGAGGCTAGCGCTATACCGACAAAGATTTGGGAAGTTGCCGAGGGCGGTAAGACCGACGGCGAGCCTATGCACTTCTGCTTTGGCAACCCAACCCGCAACACAGGCGCGTTTGCTGAATGCTTTGGCAAACAAAAGCACCGATGGAAAACCAAGCAAATCGACAGCCGCGACGTTGAAATTACCAACAAAACGCTGCTTGGGCAGTGGGTAACGGACTACGGCGAAGACAGCGACTTTGTGAAAGTGCGTGTGCGCGGGGTGTTTCCGAACGCTTCAAGTCTGCAATTCATACCGCGCGAACTGGTAGATGCAGCCATGAAGCGCGAGCCTCCAGCAGGTCGATACGTTGGCCGCACCGCAGCCGTGGGCGTTGACGTGGCACGGTTTGGCGACGACCAGAGCGTGATTCGCACCCGTATCGGGCGTGACGCTACCGCGATACCGACTAAGCGATTCCGTGAACTGGACACCATGCAGCTAGCCTCTCGCGTGGCAGAGCATATCGGCTACGTGAAGTCATTGGGGTTGAAGTGCGTGGTGTTTGTCGATGGCGGCGGCGTGGGCGGTGGCGTGGTTGACCGCTTGCGGCAAATGGGCCATGACGTGATCGAGGTGCAGTTCGGCGGTAAAGCGGACGATGAGCGCAAGTACCTCAACAAACGCGCTGAAATGTGGGGAAAGCTGAAGGAATGGCTAGGCACGGGTTGCCTGCTACCCGACGAAAGCTTGACGACCGAGATCACCAGCGTGGAGTACATGTACACCGCAAAGGATCAGATCCAGCTTGAAAAGAAGGAAACCATGAAGCAGCGCGGACTGTCCAGCCCCGACGACGCGGACGCGTTGGCTTTGACCTTCGCATACCCCGTACCCGAATACGCCCCGCCCAAAACGGAAGACGGTGCGCGTAACACCACAACCCGAAGCCATGATCCCTACAGTTAAACGAATCGAGGTGTGGCGTGTGTGATCCAGTAAGTATCGGTATCGCGGGTCTGGCTTTAGGCGGTGCTACCACCATCGATGGCCGCGAGCGTGCGCGTAAGCAGGCTAACCAACAACAACAAAAAGACCAAGAAGCCGCGTTGAAACTTCAACAAGAAGCCCTAGCTGTGCAGGAAAAAGCCGCAACCGAAGCCAACGAAACCAGCCTAGCAGCACTAGCAACCGCCCGTGACGAAGCCGCAAAGAATGCGGATATGGCCGATCAGGCTATGAACAAAGCCAATGCCAAACAGCCCAACGTCGGTAAATTGCAAGGTGCAAACGTCAACGCGGCCAAGGGTGGGCAGTCCGGCACGATGTTGACAGGGCCAACGGGCGTGGATACAAGTTCTTTGACCTTGGGTAAAACCACATTGCTAGGTGGTAAATGAACGAACCTCTAGCCAAAGAGCGATACGTTAAACGCTGGGGTGCGCTCAAAACCGAGCGCTCCAGTTGGGATTCGCATTGGGCGGAAATCAGTAAACACGTCTTACCCCGCTCGGGTCGCTTCACCACGGACGACACCAACAAAGGCGACAAACGACATAACAACATCCTAGACAGCACCGGCACGAAAGCACTGCGTGTGCTGGCTGCAGGCATGATGGCCGGTATGACCAGCCCCGCGCGGCCTTGGTTTCGGTTGGCAACACCCGACGCGGATTTGAACAAATCACCCGCTGTCAAGCTGTGGTTATCACAAGCTACGCGCTTGATGCTGGATATTTTCGGTAAATCAAACACCTACCGAGCGCTGCACTCAGGGTATGAAGAGCTTGGTTGCTTCGGCACGATGAGCGACATTCTCATGCCCGACTTTAAAAACGTCATTCACCACTACCCACTTACGACAGGTGAGTACTGCCTAGCTCAAAACTGGAAGGGTGAGATTGATACGCTATACCGTGAGTTTAAGAAACCAGTAGGCAATTTGGTCGAGGAATTTGGCTTTGAAAACGTCAGTTTGTCAGTGCAAAACCAGTACGCTAACGGCAACAAAGACAACCTAATCGCTGTGGTTCACGCCATTGAACCCCGCGCAGATCGCGACACCCGTAAGCGTGACAGTCAAAACATGGCATGGTCGTCGGTGTATTTTGAGCTTGCTGGCAGCAACAAAGACAAAGTACTGCGCGAAAGTGGCTTTCATCAATTCCCTGCGCTTGCGGCACGTTGGGCAACGACTGGCGGTGACATTTACGGCAGCAGCCCAGGCATGGACGCGCTCGGTGACATCAAACAGCTACAGCACCAGCAACTGCGCAAAGGTCAAGGCATTGACTTCCAAACAAACCCGCCTTTGCAAGTTCCTAGCAGCTTGAAAAATCAAGCTGTAGACCGATTGCCTGGCGGCATCACCTACGTGGATCAAGCTTCGAACGGTAACGCGGTGCGTTCAATGTTCGACGTGAATATCAACTTGCAGTATCTGCTCGCTGATATTCAGGACGTGCGCTCTCGGATTGACGGAGCTTTCAACGCGGATTTGTTTTTGATGCTGGCAAATAGCACCAGCACCAACATGACGGCCACTGAGGTAGCAGAGCGCCACGAGGAAAAGCTTTTGATGCTTGGCCCCGTGCTTGAACGTTTGCACTCCGAGATGCTGGACCCGTTGATTGAATCAACCTTTGCGCAGATGGTGGAAAGCGGCATCGTTCCTGCCCCGCCTCCTGAGCTTGAGGGCATGGACTTGAATGTTGAGTTTGTATCCATGCTGGCGCAGGCTCAGCGTGCGATTGCTACCAACGGCATAGACCGATTCGTGGGTAATCTCGGTCAAGTCGCAAGCTTCAAGCCTGATGTTCTGGACAACTTCAACGCAGACGAATGGGCTAACAGCTACAGCGACATGTTGGGCGTTGACCCTCAAATCATCGTACCGAGCGACAAAGTAGCGCTCATTCGCGCGGATCGTGCCAAGGCTGCACAAGCCCAACAGCAAGCGGCCATGGCCGAACAGATGGCGGGCGCGGCGCAGAAGCTAGGCACGGTGCAAACCGACACAGGCAACGCGGGCAACGATATCATGCGCCAATTCTCAGGCTACCAATAAGGATTCAACATGGCGAATATGAACATCAAATCGGACGAAAGCGGGACTGTAGCGTCAATGCCCGAAGCCGACTATGACCGCAGCCCCACGATTTACCTAAACGACGGCCAGTGCGAAGCCCTTGGCATTAAAGATAAAGCCGTGCCGGGCACAGTTTACGAATTGAAAGTGAAGGCAGTGGTAACCCGCGTCGTTAGCTCTGAAGAGGAAATCGACGAAAGTAAAGCGGAAGGCAATAAATTCGATTTCAACGCCGCTTTCAGACTTACCGACATTGAAATCGTGACTGATAGCGGCAAAACGACCGCAAATATGCTCTACAGCAAGTAAAGGACAACCCTATGGCAACAGTTGATCACACTCGTGGCATTAAGACCAACAACACCCGCGCATTTATTGCGGTTTGGGAAAACCTACAAACGGGCGACGATGGTTTGCCCTTGCCTTTTTCGCAATACACAGATCGTAGCGTGCAGGTGTCTGGCGATTTCGGTGGCGGCTCGCTTGTCATCGAGGGCAGCAACAACAACGGCGCAAGCTGGGATGCGCTTTCAGACGCGCAAGGCAATCCGCTCAACATCACAGGGGCAAAAATTGAACAGATCCTAGAGATCGCCGCGCTAGTTCGCCCTCGTTTGGTCGGTGGCGCTGCGGGTGATGTCTCCGTCTTCTTGTTGGTAAAGGAATAAACCATGTCAAATCAAAACTTACAAATTGCAGACGATGCGCGCCGTTTACTACGAGGTTTTAACGCTATTGAATTAATAGCAAAAGCGTTTGAAGACGTTGGCAAACTGGAGCAGGCGGGCACAGAGGCCGAAGCCAAGCTTTCTGCTATCAATGCGGAACTGGCAACAACTAAAACTGAACTAGAAGCGGCTCAACAAGCCACAAGAGAGTCTCAAGCCGAGGGAAAACGCACTGTTTCCGACGCGAAAGCGGTAGCCGATCAAACGATTGCAGCGGCAAATGAAAAGGCTCAGGGTATTGTGGACGCGGCAAATGCCAAAGCGGCTGATGCGGACGAGACCGTGAAAGTCGGTGTTGCTGCAGCTAAGGCAGAGCTTAATGACATCACGGCTCAGTGCACCGCGAAGCTGGCAGAAGTCGAAGCACTAGAAGATCGTGCTAAAGATGCGCGAGAGTACCTTGCAAAGTTGGCGGGGTGACATATGGATAACTTTGAAAAATTCGCTCCGCGCTTTACATACAACGTCGAGTGCTTTGGCGCTGATGGCGCGTTGAAATGGGCAGAGAAATACGAAAACTTGGTCACGACAGTAGGTAAAACAGACCTGATCGACAAGTATTTCAAGGGCGCGGCCTACACCGCCGCGTGGTTCTTGGGTTTGAAGGGTACGGGAGTCGCCGTTGTTGGTGATACGCTGGCCTCTCATGCGAGTTGGGCTGAAGTTAATCCCTACGCT